CGAGGCTGCTCGTAATTCCTTTGAATCCGCCTGCTTGTTAATGCGCTCGACGATGGCGGTTGACCACGAGTAGCCCTCATCGCCACCCCACCCGTTCCACGCCTGCCAGCCCTTACCCTGCTCGTCCCACGTCTCGCCCTGCTTGTCTACCTCATGGCGGTCAAAGAAAGCCTTCATGCGGCGCACGGTGTCCTCGGACATTGGACGCTTGTTGATCAGGTCGCGGGCGCGAGCGATGCCGACGCTGGTCATGCCGCGCTGCGATGCTGGCTTCTTCTCGCGCACGTCGAGCGCGCGGCGAGCGTTCTCGGCCATCGCGTTGGTCGGAATGTAGCTGCCGGTCTCAAGATTGATCGTGATCAGGTTAGAGTCGTCGAACGCGTTGCCGGGCACGATCTCCTCGCCGGGAGCCTGCCCGCCGACTGATTCCGGCCCGCCGGTCTGCGGCATGACGCTCGCGGCTTGCGCGTCCGCTGCTGCCTTGCCTACGGCATCGCCCGAGGCTGCGGCTGCGGTCGGCGTGCTCGGGAGCGACTGCGTCGTCAGGCGGATAGCCGTCTCCGGCACGCCGTACTTCTCCGCAAGCTCCTTCACGAATCCGGCCTCGATTGCAATCTGCTCGAGACGAGCGAACGCGTCCGTGCCCTCCTCAGCGGCGATCTCTTGAAGCGACTTCGCGCCCTGCCGGTTCTCGTTCATGTTCGCGGCGGACTCGCGCCCGACGTCGATTGAGAGCTTCGCCGGGAATCGCCATTCGCCACGGGTCGCCCGGCGCAGAGCCTGCACCATCGTCTCGCCGGCCAGAAGCGTCGGCGGCGGAATCTCGCTCCGCGCAATCGCGTCGAGGATCACGGCGTCCTTGATCGGATCGAGCACCTTGTCGGTCAGCACGCCCTGATGCTTCGAGAACACTCGGTCAGCGGCTGCGAACTCTGCGCGGACGCTCGGTCCCTTGTAATCTTGCGTGCCGAACAAGACACCCTCGGGCACGCCGACGCCGAGAGCGATCTCGTGCATAAGATGCTGGACGAAGCCGGTGAACGCCTGTGACGGGCGCGCTGGCATGACCTCGACGCGATCGCTGTTTGAAAAGTATCGAATCATGCCGACCTCGGTCAGCTCGTTCTTCTGCTGCTGCCCGCTCGGGAGCGAGAGCGCCGGGTTCGGCTGGAACAGGTTGCGCGGATTCGCCGCTCCGCGCTCGTTGAAGATCAGCGCGGCCTGCTGCGAGGAGAAGCGAACGCCCGCCTTCTCTGCCTGCAAGATGTCGTGAAGCATCCGCGCGGTCTGGATCGCGGCGTGCAGGTCTGTGATCCCTCGGTACTGATCGACTCGGAATGGATCGAAGTAGTGGCAGAACTGGTTTGCCGGAATGTCCTCCGCGCCAAAGTAAACGCCGTTCCGGTCAACGCGGAAAATCCGGTACGCGACCGGCTGGCCGAAGTCGTTCGTGATGATGCCCTGATAATAGTTGTCGGACTCAACCGCCGACATGTTCGGATTTCCGATGCGAGTCGCCGGAACGAGCTGGAGCTTGAGCCCGTCGGTCGTGCGCCGGATGACGAAGCCGCAGTCGCCATCGACCGGGCGCTCCTCGGCGGCGAGCTGCACGAGCTTCTTAAAAGAGTGCCGATTCGTGACGTCGCAGTTCTTGCACCACGCGTGAAAGTATTCGCTGATCGTCTGATTGTATCCCCGGTCGCCGGTCGTCGGCGAGTACTCGTGCGGCGTCAGGTAGTTGCCAAACTTGCGCGAGATTTCGCGCGCCTCGGGAAAGTTCTCAACGAGGTCACGCGCTTCCCACATCATCACCACGCGGTCGCGCTGGTTCTGCGTGGACTCCGCCGGTTGCCCGTACTGCTTCGGAGCGTAGAGCCGATTCGTGCGCGCCGCGTTGTACTCGAACAGATGCCTCTGCACGCGAGATTCGAGACGCCGGAGCGCCCACGTCGGCGCAACGTTCTCCAGAGCGCGGTCCACCCACGGCTTGTTTTTGACGATTGCGGCTGCGTCGAAATGCTCGGTGTCCATGTGCTTTTTTGTGATCAGTTACCCGTAAACGAGATGAAAGTCGTGTCGGTCGTCTCTCCGTTACCATACGCCTGCGCGTCAACAATCTGCCCGAGCATTTGATTGAGCGCAGAGAGGTCGGCACGCGAGACGCTTTTTCCGTTAAGCGAGTAACTTTGATTGAGCAGCACTGCCTGAATCGCGTCGAGTGCCTTCGTTTTCAGGATCGCGAGCGTCGCGGCGTCGAGGCCGAGAAATGGGTTGTCGAGCATTTGCCAATGCCCGATTTGTCAAAAGCCGCTAGTCTTTAGGCGCTGTGTACCGGATCACGTTCGCGATGGTCGCCATGCACAAGATCATCGCCGAGGTGTCGAGACCGTGATTCGGCGCGTTGCTTTTAACCTCCTGCCACGCCCAGACGCCGGTGCGGATCTCGACCTTCGACTCGCCCTTGAGGTGTTCGAGGTAGAGCGGGTTCACGTCTGCCGGCAGAAGCCATTTGAGGTCGCCTCGATCTTCGAGCGCGTTTGCCAGCAGGTCTTTGAAGTAGTCGCCCGACCAATCGTAGTAGTATACGTCGCCGCCTCGGTAGTCGCTGATCCGAGGTTCCGAGAACGGGAAGTTGACCAGCGTGTCGCTGTGGTCGTCGCGCATCGTCCACGTCTTGCGCGCGTGCCCTCGCATACCTCGCCAGCCGAAGTCCGCGCAGTCCCGATCTACGTCGGCGGGTCGGTAGCCCTTGTCCTGCGCGACGCAGGCGTCCGGCACCTTGTACCGCTGCTGGAGATGCCGGAGCTGGTCGCGGGTCTCCACGCGGCCGAAGTAAAGTTGCTTATAGGTCGTCCCGGTCGCGGAGGCGAACGCGCCGATCTCGACCCACCAGTGATCCTTCTGCCGGTCGATTGCCATGAGCCGGATCACCTCGTTCTCGATCTGCTGCCCAGCGGCGAATGTCGCGACCGAGTAGTCGCTCGTTCGCACGAACAGGTTGACGACCTTTTTCTCGACGATCCACGGGCGCGCCTCCCGCTTCGTGCGAAACTCGATCAGCATTTTGTCGTCACCCTGCTTGATCCGGTGGTTCTGCGCTTCGCAGAACTCTTCGACCAGCAGGCGCATTGGACGCGAGACGAGCGACTCGACGCGGAAGGATGCGAACTCGGCGGGCGCGTCCGGGCGCAGAGGAACGTAACGCCCGGTCTTTTTCCACGCGTTGCGGGTCGCGTCGCTGTCCGGCGTCTCGTGGCCGCAATGGCAACGAAACCGGCAAGACTCGACCGCGCGCGCGACGTCAATCGTGTCGTCGTCCCGCTTCGCCTCGATGTCCCAGACGACGCCGGCGCGGATCTTTGTCTCCTCGTTCCGCCCGAGCGAGAACGCGACCGGATGAACCTTGCGGCACGACGGACACTCGGCGGACCACTCCTGTTGATTGCCCTGCCGGAAAGACGTGTCCTCCACGTTGCCGGTCTCGATGTCCATGACCGGAGCCTGCGACGTGTTGTAGATTTTCGAGCGCCCCACCTCCTCGAAGCGCGAGACGCGAGCGACGGCGTGACCGTACACGTCCTGCCACTTCGGGAGCCAGATCTCGTCGTTGATCTTGTACCGGATCGACTGCGACTGCTGCGACGAAAGGTTCGCCGGGTTGAGGATGAAAAAGAATCCGCCGAAGTAGATCTCGGTGGTCGTGCGCTGCGGTCCTGTCCTCGGTAGCATCCGAGCGACCGGCTTGCACCCCTCGAAGATCGGATTCAGCCGAGACTTCGCGTGCCGGTCGATCATCTCGTCGGTCTGCATCGTCCACGAGATCGGTCCCGCGTCGTTGCAGATCAGCCACGGAACCCAAATGTCGGCGACGAGCGTTCCGCCGATTTGCACCGCTTTTCGGAAATGGACTCGCCGGATCAGCGGATTCTGAAGCGCGTCGAAGATCGGGACGAGCCACGGCGAGATGCGAACATTGAACGGTCCCGGCGTCGCGTACGAGTCGGGCAAGACGATGTTCCGCCGCGCCCACTCGTAAATTGGCGAGCGGTCGCGCTTCGGAGAACGGAAGTCGGCGAGGCGTCGTTCGGTCTCGGTCACTTTCGAATCACCCAGAAGTTGTTACGTACGACGCTGAACTCAAGATTCCGCTCCATCGTGAAGCGGATCACGGCAGGACCGACACCGGGAAAGCCAACGTCGTCGCCGAACATGATTCCGCCGAGAGCGACGAGCGGCCAAAAAGCGCACAGGTCGTCATGCACGTCCGCGTATTCGTGCGAGCCGTCGATGTACACTAGTTCGGCGCAAATCTTGTGGTGCTGCAAGATCCTCGCCCCGTTAATGCTGGTATTCTGGATCGGATAAATGCGCTGCGCGTGCGGCGAGTCCTTGATGTTGCGGATAAACTGATGATAGAGCCTCGGGCATCCGACCGAGTCGAGGAGCCGGTCGTTCTCCGATCCGCTTGAAAGAACGTGATCAATTCCTCCGAGCCATGTGTCCACGCAAACAATGTCGCTCGCGAAGCGCTCGGTCGCCTTCGCGAAGTGAATTGCGCTCCGGCCCTTCCACGAACCGACTTCAATGATCGTTTTCGGTGCGAGCAGTTCGACAAGTTCGTCGAAGATCGGGTCGTCGCTGTTCCAGCCGCGAATGTCCTCGTGTTTGGGAAGCTGGCTTGTGTCGCCTGATGTGAGCTGCGCGATTGATGGGAATGGTTTCATGTTTTTAATTCAGAATGATATGATCTGCGGACAGTTGCGACGCGATTCGCAGAGCGCGAGAATTTGTTCCTCTGTCACGCGGTGGTGCTGGATGCCGTAGCCCCCGCGCAGGTTCACCTTGCTCTGCCGGTCCCGCCGGTCGCGCGTCCGCCGGGTTACCGCAAACGACGGGTCAGCGTTTTGCCAGTGCGTGCCCTCGAACCAGAACGCGTGATCGAAGGTGCCGCCGCATTGCCGGTGATTCCCGAGGTCGAGACAGATGCCCCGGTCGGCGCGGATCACGATGGGCTTCTGGTAGAGGATGTTCTCTGGCGAGCGGTAGTCAGGATCGCCGAAGCGACGCTGCGGGACCGGAGGCTGATCGAGGTCGAGGTCGCGCTCCGAGTGATGTCGGAACACGTTCCGCATCCGAGCCTCGATCACCGTGACGGTCTCGGGAACGCTCGCGAGGTACTCTTGCGGATTCCCGCAGCGGCTCGGCCAAATGAATTCATCCGCGTCCACGACAATCTTCCACGCGGACGCAGACGGCTCGGCGAGCAACGCGTTGACCTTGTCCGTCTTCATGCGGTCGTCCATGCCAGCCGGGAACTCAAAGTCGATCACGCGCACATTGCGCGCAGCTTCGAGGACTTCGCGGGTGCGGTCGCTGGATCGCGAAACGACCGCGAGGATCTCGTCGGCCCACGCGTAGTGCTGGACGAACAGGCGCGCCAGCGTCTCTTCGTTATAGAAAAAGCAAATGACTTGAACGTGGGTCATGGCTCGTCGTCCGAGACCCGCGCGCTCGTTGCAACCATCCCGCCCTGATAGAGAGCGATGTTCGAGTTGATCACCTCGCGGATCTCGTCGAGGATTACCCCGCCCTCGACGTTGACCTCGGCTGCGTTCTTCCCGATCACGCGCTGCCCGAGTTCGACTTCGAGCTTGAGCCTCAGGAGCAGGTCGAGCTTCTGCGACAAGGTTGCGAGCATGTCGTCCACGACTTCCTTCGCGATGACTTCCCCGGCCTCGCGCTCGTTCTTCGCGCGGGCGAGCCGGATCTGCTCGCGCATCAACTCGGCTTTGAGTTCGGCGAGGTTCTTCGTCGCCGTGTCCTTGCCGATCACGTTCTCCGCGCAGAACTGCTGCCACGCGACGAGGTTCTCCCGGCGACCGTCCTCATGCTTCGCGGGCGCGTTTGGGAAGCGGGCGCGCGCGTCGTAAACTGCCTGACGCGAGAGACCGAGTTCCTTCGCAAGCGTCGTCGTGTCCTTGACCCAGCCGTCCGACTGCTCGGACTGAAACTCGATCATCGCCTTGCGATCCGCAGCCGTCATGGTCTTGCCCGCCTTCAGCTTTGAGGCGATGTTCGCGAGGTTTTTCCGCGCGAGGAGTTCGGAAGGTGACTGCGGCGTGTCGGTCACAGCTTGATTGGCGTCTTGCCGGTTGCATCCGCCCAGCGTTGAAGCGCGACGGCGACGTAGTTTGGACTGATCTCGATGGCGCGCGCTTTGCGCCCGAGCTGCTCGCACGCCATGATCGTCGTGCCACTGCCACTAAATGGCTCGTAAACCACGTCGGCGGATTTCGTGTGATTGCCGATTGCGTACACCCACATCTCGACCGGCTTCATGGTTGGATGCTCGCGGGAAGCCTTTGGCCGGTCGAAGTCCCAAACCGTCGTCTTCGTCCGGTCGCTGTTCTTTAGCCGGTCGCCGGGTTTCCATCCGAACAGGATCGGCTCGTGTTTGTAGTGGTACTCCGAGTGCCCCATTACCATCGAGTCCTTGTTCCAGACCATGACCTGCCGTAGATATCCACGCCCCTTCCAGTCGTTGAAAAATACGCCGTGCAGCGGACCCGCCGGGACCGTTGCGACCCAGTAGGCTCCGGCACGCGAAACGGCGTCTGCCGCGTCGAACCACTGCTTGCACATCTTCGCCAGAGTCTCCTCGTCCACATCGTCGTTCTCGACCTTGAGCGCGTCCTTCGTCTTGCCGACGTAGGCGACGCCGTAGGGTGGGTCAGTGATGACCATGTCAGCGAGCCCCCCCCCAATCACGCGGCGGGCGTCATCGAGCTTCGACGAGTCGCCGCACAGTAGCCGGTGCTCGCCTAGTTGCCAAAGCTGCCCCGGCTCCACGCCCCACTTCGCCCGAAGCTCGTCGGCCTTGTCGATCTGCGGCTCCGCATCGACCTCGGAGTCCCCGACAAGGTCGGAGGAAATCTTTGCCAGCTCCTGCTCGGTAAAGCCGAGATCCGCGAGGTCTTGACCGGCGTCGAGGAGCGACTTTAGCACCTCGTCCAGCTTTTCGTCCCACTCCGCCAGCTCCGCCGTCCGGTTGTCCGCGATGGCGAACGCGGTCGCCTCCACGCCGGTCAGCTCGGTCCTCGTCGCGCTGATCTCGGTCCAGCCGAGTTCCTGTGCTGCCGTGAGCGTGCCGTTGCCGGCGAGAACGATTCCCTTTGCGTCGATGACGATTGGCTTTTGCTGACCAAACTTCCGGAGCGACGCCTTGATCGCGTCGAGGTTTCTGCGCGAGTGTTTGCGCACGTTCGACGGGTCGAGGGACAGGTCCGCGACCTTGATGCTTTCGATTTTCATTTGTAAAGATTTGTAAAAAAGTGAAACGCGTTTTTTTACGCTAGGTCGCTTAACC